TCCTGCAACTCTGCGATACGCTCGTCAATATCAACATTCATAGATGCTTTGGCAAGAATTTCTTTTACAGAATCAAGTTCAGATTCCATTTCTTTCTTCTCGTCCTGCAACTCTGCGATACGCTCGTTGTACCAGGAAGATTTTTCTTTTTCAATTTCAGCAAAAACCTTTTCCCTTTGTTCATGCAGTTTCATGTATTCCTCATTCTGCGTATAGTCAGCTTCTTTAGGAATTTCATCTAACTGTTTGGAAAGCTCTTCGCCCTTTGCAACTAATTCCTGCTCACGTTTTTTCAAGGATTCAATCTCTACATTTAATTCCTTATTCTTTTCTGTTAAGCCGTCAATGGTATGCTTCTTATCAAAACCAAACGCTTTAATGCGTTCCAAGTTATCTTTTTTCTCTGACATAAACGCTTCTTTGGCATCCGACAATCTCTTAGCAGCACTTTCTTTAGCTTTCACTTTTCTTGATTCAAAGTCAGCCTTTAACTGTTCAATCTTGTCCTCCGGCAATGGCTGTCCGCACAAAGAACATACTGTACTGCTTTCATCAAACATCCATTTCGATTCATCAAACAAAAACGGTGTTTCATCAAATACCTTTGCTTTTTCAGCGTTGTACTGTTCGCCTAACTTCTTTCGTTCAACGTCAGTATCAGAAATGCTTCTTTCATTTAATTTGATTGCATTTTCCGCAATCTGAATCTTATTTCTTGTGTTCTCCAGTTCACGAGTAACTTCCGCATTGGACGATTCGATTTTTCTTTTTTTTTCAGACAAGGAATCGTTCATGCTCTGCAAAATACCTGACATATCCATTTGCAATCTCATGTCCTCGTCTCGCAATTTCTTTAATGCACCGTTAGTATCTGAAATTTTTTCGTAAATTTCAGAAATGCGTCTTTCCAAGTCTGATTTTTTAAGTTCCTGCTCTGCAGCATCTACATCAACTTTGGATTTTTCAGCTTCGTCAATCCGGACCGGAATTTCAGCCTGCTTCTTCTTCCACTCCGAAAGCATCTTTTGGAATTTTGAGCGAATATCTTCAACTGACGGTGCTTTTTCCAATTCACTAATCAAAGGTAAAAACCTTTCATCTGTCTTTGCCAGTTCTACGTCCGAAAAATCATCAACGAGTTTCATTAAGATTTTTCTCTGGTCTTTCCATTTCATAGAGTTGAAATACTGCGGATTTGTAAGCATTTTAAACATATCCTCGCTCTTTGCAAGTCCTGCAACATATTCTTTGAAATCCGCTTCACTCTTTGGGTAGCCGTCAATCTCAAATGAATTGACATTCCCCTGCAAAGAAACTGTATCTGTACCTCTTTTCTTAACCCAGTTCTGCTTCTGAACCTTTGAAAGTTCAACTTCCTTGCCATCCACATCTAAGACAGCAACAACCTTAATTTCCACATCATCAATGCGTTTCCCATCCTTATCTAATGGACGAACATTGAATTTCTCCTCTCCGGCACTGTTCTTGTTGAACAAAAGCCATGTAAAAGCGTCAAACACCGTTGTTTTACCACTTGCGTTTTGACCTTTTATTTTTGTTTTCTTGGAAAAATTTACATCAAGGCTTTTAACCCCTTTGAAATTTTCCAAGTGCAATGATTTCAAAATCATTCTTCATTCTCCTTTCCGATTTCTTTGACTTTTGAAACTGATACTTCAAAAGCGGTTTTTACTGCTACTGTGCCATCGTCCATCTGCTTGTTATACTCACGGCTCTGCAATCTTCCGGCAATTTCCAGATGAGTACCTACATCGCATTTTGAAACGTATGTAGCATATCTCCCCCATGCTATACATGGAATATAGTCGGAGCCGTATTGTCGGTTGCTTGCCGCAATGACATCGCATACTCTTCTATTGGAAGCAGATGTGCGCCGTAAATTAGGTTGAATGCAAATATACGCATCCATTTTTACTTCATTTACGTCCGGCAATGAATTTACCTCTCCGCCGCACATGGCATCCTGCACAAATACATAAATGTGCTTATGATTTTTCCTATTGATAGTCCGAATTTCTCCTTGGACTTCAATCTTTTCGTTCCCTTTGATTAAACACTTGTTCAAAACAATCTCCGGAACCAAGCAGATTATCATATCCTCTTTCTTACTTTTCCTTTCGCTTTTTAAGCGAAATTCATAAAAGTTCTCACCATGCGACGAATGAGAGAATTTAATCTTACTCGCCACGGTACCTCTTAATAAAATTGTATTCATCTTGACTTTTCACTCCTTATTTGATAAAATGAGCGCAAATAACACATAGTTATTTACTACTGGAATAGCAGTTTGATTTGCGGTCAAGGGTGCTATTCATTTTCTTTTCTGTATGTTCCCGGTTCATTTGCGTAAAACTCTCCGTCTTTCACATAAATTGCACCAAGTTCAATTAAATTTGCAATCAATTCTGGTGTTGCCGGTTTAGCATCTGTCTTAATCATTGTCACTCATCCTTTCCTAATATAAATACTGTTCTTCTTTGTACTCCGAATCTCTCTGTGTCTGCATGAGATTCAAAGTATATGTCAATTCGATTCCCCTTTATCGCACCGCCGCAGTCCTCGGCTATAAATGTTCCAAGACCTTTGATTTTTACCTTTGTTCCATACGGCATGACTTTAGGGTCAACCGCTATTGTTCTTCCCTGCTTTGGTATCTTGCCAGTAGAAGTTATCTTTCCGTACCCCTCTGAACAATCGCAACAAGGACAATATGCAGTTATCAAGAATTGAACGTCTTTCCTTTCCTTGTGTTTCTTCTTTGACTTTTTCTTTTGCTTTATGTATTTTGCGGATTCCAAAGAACTGTTCGTATTTGCATTTGGAATCACATTTACCTGCGGTTCTTCTGTTTTTATAAATAACGTATCTTCTTGTGCATATTCTGGCTCGTAAGCGTATACATCCTTAAACACGCTTGTTGCCACTGTTATAATAAGAAGAAATGTCAGAACCGCCAATATCATCTTCTGAATAATAGGCTCACTCCCTTTCTTCCAAAAGCAGACGGAATGTTTCTTTTCCCTTTGGAGTGACATACATCTGCTGTCCTGCCCAACCGTTCTGCTCGTTGTGCTTGTCCTTTAAGACAAACAAGCCGTTTCCGCTCTCTGCGTATTTGGCATATGGACGCAATTTTCTATGTTTCCCCTGTCTGAAAACATATCCTTTTTCAATAAGGAAAGAAACAAATGCTTTTTCTCCAACACCAAGTTCCTTTGCGGTGTCACGGATGTTGGTATTCAATTTCTTATCTACCAAAGCGTCAAAGTAATTTGCCTTTGGTGTCATTTCCTCAATCTGCTTGTCCTTTTGAGTTATGATGTTCTGTGCCACAACTAATGCGTTGGCTACAATCTGTTCTGGAGTAAGATTCTCCTGATTGGCAATGTAACCGCCATTCTTGCGGATAGATGGAAGCACCTCGCCAGTTACCCATTTACGAAACTTCTTTGCATTCGGCTTATCACTACGAAGAATAACAGCATACAATCCGCTTTCTGTAACAAACCAAGTCTCGCCCTGACGGGGTAAGTCTAACTTACACCGCTCGTCATCTTCTAATCTATCCGCTACACTTCTGCTATTTGTAAGTTCAAGTGCCTTACACACATCAGCCAAGCAAAACATAGGCTCATTATCCTTTGTAATGGTACGGATTTTTCCAAACTCTGAATTTTCAAAAATCTGTAAATCGTTCATGTCTACTCCTTTCTTTACTCAATAAAATAGGAAATTTCTACACCAAAGTAATTCGAAATCTTAATCAGTTTATCCGTCTTTGGCATTGATTTCCCAGATTTCCAATCCGAAAAAGTACTTCTAGCCAATCCGAGTTCATCAGCCAATTTATAAAAGGTAATGTTTCTCGAATTAACAAGCAATTCTAACTTTTTAAAACTTTTCTTTCTATTTCCCTTGTCCAAAATCTCATCTCCTTTCTTGACTTGCGTTAGGATTTTCGTTATAATAAATAAGCCATTTTAGGTAAATTCATCTTAGGAGGTGTATACCTTGAAAGCAATTTTGAATTTGCCTGTTCCGCATTTGCAAGGTCGCAATCGTGAAGCCACAGCACGTTAAAATGGAGTGAAATGTAACATCAAGTGTAGCGTAGCCGAACAGAGAAGTTCGTTAAAAACTCGAGGTTGACATTCCGATATTTGTCACACTACACCGCTTGTTCCTTGCAATCTGCCAACTAATGGCAATAAATTATGCTGAACCCAAACTGCATAAGTGGCAGAGTGCTTTAAGAAGCATTGGTGTCGTACAATGCGTCGAAAGACTGCAAAGTGCATACGGTATAAAAATTGGTGTAAAGGACTGTTAGTGACGGCACACTAACAGTCTTTTTACCGAAAATCCTTTTAGTTGTTCGATTTTCACAACTATGTCTTGATAAAAGTTAGAAAATCGTATATACTATGAATTGTGCAAAAAACATAATATAAATTTCTCAATTTTGAATTGGTTGAGATTTCCTAACTTGTTTTTATAATACATTAGGGAGTCTTGTTTGTCAACCCTAAAAGTTGAGAAATTGCAACTTTTTTTGATAAGGAGATTTTCTATGTACGAAAGATACTGTAAATTAAGAGATTTAAAAGGTTTAAATGATGCAAAAGTAGCAAGATATTGTGATTTTCCCAAAAGTACATTTTCCGATTGGAAAAAGGGTAAAAGTGAGCCTAAAATTTCAAAAATTAGAAAAATTGCAGAATGCTTAGATTGCTCTATTGATTATTTGGTTAATGGAAAAGATAAAACATATTCAGAAGAAGATGCCCTTTTGGACGCTCATATTTCAGAAGATGTAGAACTAAAAGAAGCCATTAAGAAATATTATACTCTCGATGAGAAAGCCAGAAAATATATCTTAGAGGGAATTGACTTGCTTTGGAGAGCAAACAAAACTGATACTAAATAATGATACCATTCATTATTGTATAAATAAAAAAGATTGGAGATGTGTTTTATGAAGAAACTATTGACAGTAGCAACAACGCTAATGCTTACTATTTCAGTATGTGTTCCAACAATTTCAAAAGCCGCTATACCGGCAAGGACAATGGGAATATTTTCAGAGTTTGCCGACGGATTCAAAGAGGGATGGTCTGGCAAGAAAGAGCCATCAAAGAAAAAATATAAGAAAATGTGTAAATCCTACAATTATTCCAAATTGAAAAAAGGTAAGTACAAGGGAAAGAAAATAAAAATCAAGGGCAAAATAGAAAATGTAAAAGAAGATACATTGGATAGTGACTTGACCGTAATCGTAAAGTCTGGTGGGAAATACTATGAAGTATACATGAGCCAAGGATACCAAGAATATTATGGCTACAGAAGAGGGAAAACGCTTTCCGTCTGGGGAACTGTAAGAAGAACCGCTTACTACGTCTTAAAGAGAGATGGAAAGAAAAACAAAAAAATGACAATACCATCTATCAAATCAAGATACGATAAACTGTCATAAAAAAAGGAGTAGGGTTTTTATCCTACTCCATTTCATTATACCTTATAAGTATTACCTTTCAATCTTTCTTTTTCTGCAATGTACCCGTAGTAATATATCAACGAATCTACGTTTTTCATCTTGGAAATAAGTTTCTTTAACTTTCTTCTATATTTCCTGCGTTCGCCTATCATAAATTTCCTCCTATCATATAATTGTAGGGAAAGGGGAATTTGCAACCCCTCTCCCAAACCGAAACTTGATTACATGGGATTGCCATGTAATATATTATATGTAGGGTTCAAAAATATTATTCATCCTTTTCGGATTTTTTCTCTTTTTTTTCCAACTGTGCTTTCAACCGCTCGTTCTCTTCCTGCAAAGCAAAAGCCTTAAACTCCGTCTTTGCAAGCAGAACCTTAAGTTCTGCGATTTCAGCCGACAATTTCTTCTCCACATAGTCAATAATTGTGATTTTGTTTTCATTCATTTCTTTTTACCTCCTAAATTTTGAATTATTTATTGTAACACTGGGAATATTGCTATTCCATTCAGGTTATCATTAGTTATGTCGTTATACTGTGCATTAACGGCTAGGTTTCCGGTCTTGGCATTAAACGCCACTCTAACACACTCACCTCTACCAGTTACCATGTTGTGATACTGGACAACATCTGCTGCACCGGAATCACCCGGCATTAACTCTGTTTGAACAAAGCTCGCCCAAGCGGATGCCGAAGCAATTGGATAGTTGCGAAATACTACGGCTTTGAACAATCCACCATTCATGGTAATGCCATATAAGGTAGTTGAACTCGGCGTCGTTGTTGTTACACTCGAACAATGCTTCTCAAAAGCAACATTGGCATTTAATGTAGTGGTTCCTGCTCCACCTACACGACCAATAGACACACTTCCACCGTAACTATTCAGATATAATGTTGTTGCGGCATCATTTGCATTAACTGCTTGGATTGTCCTTTGTCCAAGGTTCATATGATTTCCGTCAGGCGAGGATATTCGCAAATCGAAGCTAGTTAAAGAAGCATTTTTTTTACTGCCAATTCCAAACGGTGAAGAACAATACATAGGGTCAGTACCATCTTCAATACCATTAGTATATTTCCACCGTCCAAATCCATAATCTCGATAAATGGTTTGGTATGATTTTTTGGTCCCATCGCCAGTAAAGGTTGTAATATATAATCCAGGGTATGACCAATCGGAAATAAGTTCGATTTTTTGACGTGTTGAAATCGAACCTACCATGTTATAACGAGAAACATGTTCAATACTAATGTCGCCATCACATGTTAATATTTTAGAATCAACATAGCCATTTGCATCCCATTCATATTTGGCGCTACGATAATATGGAGCGCCATCGCTCGAAAGTTTAAGTTCATAAATGTTTTGTTTACCTGATGCGAGACTGCTGTTTTCTGTGTAGTTTTTGGATAGTCCATTCGTTTGGATTTCAAATCCACCAATCAAACCGTTATCTATCTCTGCATTTGCACCTTTTAATGTTGCACCAGTGATGGTTCCGGTTGCCGTCACGTCTTGCGAAAATATTTTTTTAATAACAGCAGAATCCGCAAAAACCTTTTCAACATCAAGTTCATTTGCTGTTATGCTTTTTGCTACTATTTTATCTGCATTTACGGTCCGGTCAGTAAGTATATATCCATCCAAAGTATCAACTGTTTTACTTTGAAGTTCTCCTAAATTATTCAGCGAATAAAGCAAACCATTTTCGCCTTTTAGCAATATTCTGTCTGCCACTAAAGTGCCGGCCGTAATGTTTGCGGCGTTGACTTCAACACTATCTAAGAAACCAGTGATATGTCCTTCTACGATTGTTGCTCTATCAATAAGACCAACTTCTGTAAATAATGTAGCAATATCCGCAACTTCAATATTGGATAATTTGATGTTTGCATATTTTAAATCTGCACTCTCTGCTGACAAATAGCCTAAGTCTGCTACCTTTGCACTAAGGTTTTCTGTAGTGATAGCCTTTGAGGACAATGTATCTATCTTCCCATCTACCGCTTTAAGACTTTCTATGGTGGCAAATTTAACGTCTGCCGATTCAGCCGACAAATACCCTAAGGTAGCAACTTTGGCTTCCAAATTGTCCGTTGTAATTGCTTTGGCTGTAAGGGTGTCTATCTTTCCATCTACTGCTCGCAGTGATGTAATAGTTGCATATGTCAAATCAGCATTTTCGGCAGTAATATATCCAAACTCACCGATAGTTGCTTTCAGATTTTCAATATACGCATTATCTGCCGTTAAATCCGTAATAAAAGATTTCGACACCTTTTCCCATTCAATCGTAGCATCCGCAATCTTTGCGTTGGTGATTGTAGAATCCTTAATCTTGCTATTCTCAATCGTGGAATCCGCAATTTTACTATTTGTAATAACTCCATCCTTGAAAATAGCACCAAGGATTGTACTAGTAACCGTTCCGCTTGCCTGCGCCATTGTTCCACTATTGTAACTACTGGAACCACTGCTACCAACTGACGATGAGTTTGATTCCTGCACTTCACACGGTGATGTAATCTCCGCATAAAATCCACCATCGTAGTGCAGCGTCATTTCTCCGACAAGCACATACTTCTTAACTCCGTCATAGTCCTCGAACGTAAGCATTTCACCAACCGACATAAGAGGATGCCAGTACATTGTTTCGATATTCGCTTTATGGTAAACAAACGCCTTGTCCAAAAAGGATAACCCTGTTTTCCACTGCATTGGCGTAACTTGTCCTAAATACGTATGAACCGTATTTCTGTCAAGCGTTTCGTATAATATCCAAGGTGTTTCAATCGTCACTGGATAATTCTCTACATTCGATACACTGCTTGCCTTGTCATTCAATACGACCGTGGATTCACCCTCGTAATATCCAAATCCAACATAGTCACTGTTTGTCTCGTAAAAGTACCAATTATTAGCCTTTACAGATACGTTGTTTGGACACATAAGGTTGTTTCCGAAAATCGCATTAGAATCATAGGTATCTCCATTAAATATAGGTCTGTAATTGTTATCTGCTTGCAACTCTGGTAACTGCTTAATATAAAAAGCACCGTTTTTTTCAATCACATTTGCACGTAACAAAACTGCTATACCAGACAACAAATCTCTCCATGTGATTCTGCTTTCCCAATCCCAATCGTAACCATCCTCATCATTGTCCGCAAAATTTGATAACATAGGAATCATCAAATGGTACAACTTATATTGTTTGATTGACGATAAAACATCTTTCCAATTATCAATGTATAGCGGACATCCTGTGACACGCAAAAAGTCTTGCGGCAAATACTCCCAATAATAAACGTCGTCACGTGTGTAGATAAACTGCAATTGGCTAGGTACGTATTTTTCTTCCAATTCCGTTTTGTGATATTCGTTTAGCGAACTAATGACGATTTCTGCTCTATCCATGTATTCGCTCATTAAACCGTTTCCAGTAAATGAAACAGTATCACCGTTGTATGTTGGATTTTCTTTTACAACAAATCTTCCGATAGGTACCGGGTTGTAGTCGTGTCCGTCAATAATCATTAAGGTGTTTACAAGAGTTCCTTTTACTGTGCTATCGTAATATGTCTTTGCGATAAGAGCATCCGTAAAACCGTTATCCTCTGCATACATTTCGCAACTCATAGTCGGACTATAAGTAGAGCCGTAACTGGCAAACGAATCACTAACACATCCTTGTGATATGCTGACAGAAAGAAGTTTTTCCGTTCCCTGCGTGCTAAGTTCAGAACCACTAATTGTCAAGTACAGTTCGCTTGCTATATCATTGTAAGATACATCGCAATCACCGGTAACTTCTGATTCATCATCCGTACAGAACACAAACCAATTCATATACGTTGCATCATCGGAAATCATCATGCTTTTACAGTCAATTGTATTTACGCCACGTTTATACACGTTTCCGTTATTGATAGCGTATTTGACGTAGTAATGAGTTCCGTTATAGTCAAAGTCCAAAAATGACAAACTAAACGAATCTCCGATATTCACATCTTTTCCCGGCGTATCATACTTCAATGTGTATGTAACGTCGCTTTCCAAAACATAAAAAACTCTTGCTGTATAACTCATCTTTCCACCGCCTGTATCTGTATGCTAGACCAAATAAACTTTCCATTAAAGAAAGTCATTGCGTCAAAACTAGGGTTTCCAAAATAAAACTGCTTTGTTTCTTTTTCTCCTTTTTCATTGGTGAACTGTATGTAGCCGTACCGGTTTGATAAATCATCCGGGTCTGCGTACTTCATCAACTTCTTGATTTCGCTTGGCGTCAAATTTGCCGGAAATGCCATGTCAAGCGTTACTTTCTTTGCAACTATCTTTCCGTTGTAAAGTGCTTTTGAACTTCTACCTGCTTTTGCGTTCCACACTTTTTCTCGTGAGATTTTCCAACCCTCATATTTTGGTGTTGGCATATCTTCTAAACTGTCCTTAGTCCAACCAAACTTCAACGTAAATGCCATATGACACCTCCTAACTTTTTCACATAAAAAAGAGACCCATTTGCATGAGCCTCTTTCTTTAAGCCATGTTCCAAGAAATTCCTTTGTTCTTGGAGATTTTCTTTGCGTTGTTCATAATTGCCGTTGTTACTTTTGTTCCGTCAAGGTAAACATCACCGCCACCGACATTCGCATTTGATAATTCCTCTTTGATTGCCGCCTTTGTAGCCGCATAAACAGCCGGTGCAACCGCTTCGGAAATACCGGTCGTAATCTGTTTGTTATTTGCAACAACGGACTTACCATTGTCGAATTTACCCATCATTTCGCCGTGCTTTGCACGAAACCATCCATCTTCCGGAAATCCACCGTTAGCATAAGTCTCGTAATTCAATCCGTACTTTTTCAGCATTTTGATTAGTGATTTTTCTGCATGACTTACGAATATCTGTCCTTGCTGACCTATTGTCACTCTGTTTTTGGCATTATTTATAGCAGCAGTCAATTTTCCGTAATTTACTTTTCTTCCGTCCATCGACTTAACAGAAGATTTTAATTTACCCTCTGTCACATTGTTAATTGAAGCTGAAACATCCAATGAAAACTTTTTCTGTTGTAACTGTGTTTTAACTGCGTTATACCAACCTTTACGGAGTTTAGGGTCGATATTCACATTTATGTCACGGTTTTTCATGGTTTTCATCGCAACACTTAAATCTCCAAGATTCTTAATGCCAAATGTCTTTACGCCAGCAGTTATCGTCTTACCTTGCAATCCGTTTACTTTCCCCTGCAAACTATCAACATCATCACCGCCAGATGTTTCAGCCTTAACACTTACTGATTTTGGTTTCAAGGAATCAATTTTTTTCTTCAATGCGTCTGTTGACTTGTAGTTCTTATCTGTTATCTTTCTGTAATCTTCCCATGTAATTTCACCATTTTCGAGTGCTTTTTTCAGTTTGTCCTGTATAGATTTACTTTCGGAAGATGAAATTCCAAGTTTTTTCATTTTCTTATTAAGTGTATCTACGGCCTTTGAATATTTCGTCGTTTGTGTAATTATTGGTTTATAATCATTGAGTTCTTTTTTGCCTTTATCTATCTTGGTAGCAACATTACCTTTGCTTTCACCAAGCAAATCCAAAAAGTCTGCTGCCGACTGTACGGATTGTTTATCAGTCATTGTCTTATAATTTTTATCAAGTGCTTTTCTTATCGTTTTCTCCGATATTTCTCCACTTTCTAATTTTTTATTAAGACGTCCAACAAGTCTATCCACTGTATTGGTATTAGAACCATAACCGAATTTGTCCATCATCTGAACAACTTCTTTAAGCAACATAGACTTATCATCGGTACCGCTCGCATACCGTTTTACATTGCCTTTTGCGTCTCCACCGGCAGTAATACTATTTTCCCACCATCCATAGGCGGCAACAAGAGC